TTACTGACTTGCGACATTGCAATCAGTACCCTTACGGAATGGAGCTAATCGATGGACGATTGGACAAAGGAGCAAGCCGACTTTCTAATCAAGATTGGTCAGCTTCCACAAGTAACACAAGCACCAAAACCAACATCTAAGAAAGCAGAGGAATAACCTAAATGGCAGTATTCATGAGCAATGGAGTGGTTTTAACTGTCAATTCAGTTAGTCTCTCAGACCACGTTACAGCGGTAACAATTAACCGCAGCTTTGATGAACTTGAAGTAACAGCAATGGGCGATTCAGGACACAAGTTCGTCAAGGGTCTTGAGGCATCATCTATTACTATTGACTTCCTTAACGACACAGCAACATCAAACGTCTTACAGACACTTCAGGCAGCATGGGGAAGTAACGTAACAGTAACAGCTAAGCAGACTTCTGCTGCTACATCTGCGACCAACCCTCTCTATACAATGACATGCCTTGTGAACAACACAACAGACATTAACGGCGCAGTTGGAGACCTTTCAACACAGAGCCTTACACTCAATGTGTCAGGTACAATCGCTATAACAACTTCCTAAGAAGAAAACAAAGGGGCTAACATGGCAAAGCTAAAGGTAACAAGGGCAGACAACTCAGTAACAGAGTACGAAATTACTCCGCTTATTGAGTACGCCTTCGAGCAATACGCCAAGAAGGGCTTTCACAAAGCCTTGATTGAAGATCAGAAGCAGTCAGACGTGTACTGGCTCTGCTGGGAAGCAATTAGACGTTCGGGTGAAACAGTCAAACCTTTCGGGGAAGGATTTCTTGAGACTCTCAAGTCAGTTGAGGTCTTAGAATCTGACCCTTTAGGGTAGATCGGAACTCCCTCACCTATCTCGCAGCTCGCTTGAGTTACGAGTATGGAGTTCCCTTCCAAACCATTGTCGAACTATCGCCGATGGCGTTTAAGGCACATGTAGATGTGCTCAAGGATATAGCGAAGGAGCGAAGCGATGCCAGTAGAAGTGCAAGGCGCGGTCGCTCTTAGAAACGCCTTAAAAAATTATTCTCCTGAGTTAGCCAAGGAAACTCAGAAAGAACTGGCTGGTCATCTTCGCAAAGTTGTGAATCGGGCTCGCGGATTTGTGCCATCTAGTTCTCCGCTAAGCGGCTGGGCTAACGATGTGGGGGATTGGTCATATCGGTCTTTTGATTCTGGCACAATAAAACGGGGTATTGGTTACAGTACAACACCTTCTAAGCCTAACAAACGTGGCTTTAGAACCCTTGTGCAGATATTTAATAAGTCAGCGGCAGGTGCAATCTATGAAACCGCAGGGCGTAAAAATCCTTCAGGGCAACCTCCAGCTAGAATTGTTAATGCTTATCGCAATGGTCTAATTATTAAAGTCAGAGAATCTGGCAAGACAATTAACCGCAGCGCGAATCCTAATGCGGGTCGTCAATTTATTGATGCCTTGCCGCCGCTTGTAGATTCACAGCAATCCAACAGCGCAGGACGCAGAACTCGCAAGACCAAGGGTCGCCTCATGTTTAGGGCATGGGCTGAAGATCAAGGCAGAACCACGGCAGCAGTTGTCAAGGCTATTGAGTCCGCTAATAACAAAGTTGTAACCCTTACAAATGCTGCTACGGGCGGCAAAACCTTTAGAGCTAGGAGCAAGGGCTAATGGCTAATACAGACCTAGCGATTAAAATAGCAACGACTCTTGATGCTACAGGTATCAACAAAGCAGATAAAGCAATTGGCAAACTGCAAAACACAGTTAAGAAACTGGCAACTGGGCTTGGTTTGGCCCTTGGAGCATCTGCCATTACTTCTTATGGCAAAGCAGCGGTCAAGGCTTTCGCAGCCGATGAAGCAGCAGCTCGCAGACTAGCAACGGCAGTTGATAATCTTGGACTTTCTTTCTCTCAAGCTAAGGTCACTACATTTATAGCAGACCTTGAGAAGTCTGCCTCCATTGCCGATGACATTCTTCGTCCAGCGTTTCAGGCGTTGCTGACCACGACTGGATCACTTACTAAGTCTCAAGAACTTCTTAACAATGCCATTCAGATTAGCCGAGCTAGTGGCGTGGACTTGGCTACAGTTTCACAGGACTTGGCTAACGGTTATGTCGGCATTACTCGCGGTCTAAAGAAGTACAACACAGGCTTAACTCAGGCAGAACTTAAGTCAAAATCTTTTGCTGACATTCTAGGCATCATGCTGGTTAAGTCTGCGGGTTCAGCAAGTGCTTACTTAGAAACCACACAATTCAAGCTCGATGCTCTTACCCTTGCAGGCAACAACGCTAAAGAAACTATTGGCTCTGGCTTGGTCGATGCCTTTGCCAAGATTGGCGGCGGTTCAACTGCCAGCGATGCAGCTCAAACCATTGGCGATATTGCTAAGGCAATTAACGGCATAACTCAGGCAACTGGGTTCGCCATTGGTGGTCTGGTCAAACTTTATAAAGGGCTTGACTTTCTTACTACATTCGGTGGATTGACTGGGGCTAATGGATCACTAGCTGGCATGTTGGAAAGCAAGCCATCAACTAATCGATCTAAATCACCAGCAGGCACAGCCGCTAGAACAGCACAGCAACGAGCAGCAGAGACGGCTGCCGCTGCAAGAGCTAAGGAATTGGCAGGACTTACTAAGAAGCAGGTAGCCTCACAGAAGGCACTTACAGCTGAGCAGAAAAGACAGAACGCACTTAAGAAGGCTGGCACAGTCTTTGACTTAGAGCAGATTCAGATTGTGGCAGCACTCAAGGGCAAACTTTCGGAAGATGACAAGATTCGCTTACAGGCTCAACTGGCCTTACTTAACGGCAATGCTGACCTAGCGACCAGACTGACTAATCAGATTCTTGCCGCACAGGATTCCTCAGGCAACCTTGCTAAGTTCCTTTCAGCTTTGCCTAATGCTAAGAACCCTTTTGAGTACCTTGACGCTTACCTCTCATACCTTGCTGGCAAGGCGGCAGCCGTCCTTACAGGCACTACCGCGCCTAATGTGCCTAGCACTACAGCCTCAGCAGCAGCGATGCCTACAGCCTCAGAGATGGCTGCATCTGGTTCATTCTCTCAGCTGGTGTCACAAGGCGTTGGCGCATCAGGCGGCTTCTCACCAGTAGTTGCAGCAGCCATGGCTCCAGTCATTAACGTAACAGTTCAAGGCAATGTAATCCGCGAGCAGGAACTTATTAACCAAGTCCTAGCAGGAGCACAGCTCTCAAGCCTTTCAGGTTCACCATCTCAGATTGGTAGAATCGCAGGCATGTTCAGCTAATGGCACTCCCAGCGCAGATAGCCGTTTCGTTTGACTTTACCAACGGCGCAACCTTTGGCTATAACGGCTTCGTTATTGGCGATGCTAAATACGGAATCTTAGGTACAAACACTTTAGGCGACTCCAGTTCACCAGAACCTACAGTTGATCTCACTCCCAACGTCTATGAGATTAGCATTACCCGTGGGCGCAATATCCAGCGCGACCAGTACGAAGCAGGACAATGCACAGTTCGAGTCTTAGACCCTCTCAGCTACTTCAACCCACAGAACACATCAAGCCCTTACTACGGCAAACTCGTACCACTACGCAAACTGCGTGTCTCTGCAACGACTAGCACCACGCAAAAGTATTTATTCTCAGGTTATGCAATCGAATACCGCTACACCTACCCAGTCAATCAAGATACAGGTTATGTCGATATTGTCTGCCAAGATGCCTTTCGCCTCTTTAACATGGCTAACGTCAGCACTATCACAGACTCAGGCGCAGGGCAGGACACAGGCACACGCATAGGCAAGATACTTAATCAAGTCTCATTCCCTAGCTCTATGCGCACAATTGCTACTGGGGCTAACACTTGCATTGCTGATCCTGCAACCAACCGCACAAGCCTTGCAGCCATCAAGAACGCAGAGTTCTCTGAGACAGGCGCGTTCTATATGGACACCTCTGGCACAGCCGTGTTTAAGTCTAGGGCGCAGGTCATGGCTTCTCTAGCAACTTCTCCTACAGCCTTTAATCAAACTGGTGGGATTCCCTACAAGAACCTGAAGTATGCCTTCGATGACAAACTCATCATTAACCAAGCCAATCTAGGACGCGTAGGCGGCACAGTTCAGGTTGCTACCAATCAGACTTCTATTGACAAATACTTCCCTCACTCAATTACCCAAACAGACCTTGTAGCTGAGACAGATACCATCGTCTCCAATATAGCCAAGGAATACATCGCTACCCGTCAAGAGACGACTATCCGCATTGACGAGATGACAGTCGATCTACTAGACCCATCAGTTCCAACCGACACTATGCTGGGACTTGACTACTTCTCAAACTTGCTGATAACCAACATTCAGCCAGATGGTTCGACCATCGTTAAGAACCTGCAATTCCAAGGCGTGAACTGGTCAATTAC